CTTTTCTCTCCTTTTCAACCCTTACCATTCACGAAGCGCGCACGCGTAAGGAAAAAGTAATAGCTAGCAATATGGAATCACGAACTTCGCGAACATCGCGAACTGTTTTCCGGCAGTTTACCCGGTCGGTCGCGGCAATCCCTACCGTTTCTTGATCATCGGAAAAGGGAAAACCCGCGCTTTCCAAGTCGTCTAGAGCTACCGCATGAAAACTATTCTCAACACCCGAAAGGGTATGATGGGCATGATGGGCATGATGTTTTACTCATATATGGAAATGCCGCAATTTCCTAATTGGTTAAACCATCATGCCGATCATGTCGATCATACCCAAACCGTTGCTTTGACGAGTCCCTTATGCGGACATGCCTTTGAGGAAAACGCCAAAAAAAACCGAACGGAATGAAAGCTGAGAGCGCGACCGCGTCGGGTCACAACATGAAACTGCCAAAGTTACGAAGTCAGCCGCATGGCGAAGAAAGCAGAGGATGAAGGATTGCTCACGCGCCCGAAGCGCGGTGAATACTGCCTCACCCCAAAAGCAAAGGAAAAGCTTGGCGATGCTTGAAACGCAAACCTTGTTGCAAGAGTTGTTGCGAGTTGTTGCAGATTTCAAGGCTATAGGGATGCAACAACTCGCAACAAAAGGTCGGTTTTACCTATGAAAACGGGTTGCAATAACTCGTGCAATAAGTGGTCTTTTTTGGGGAGTTATTGCAAGCGCCTTTTCCGAGTTATTGCACGCTATTGCAGGTTTTGTTGCAGCAGCATGTCGTCGTCACGAACGCTGCTGCGCAACGTGCTGGCGGGGTTGACGATATGAACGAAGATCCCACCGTTTGCCCGATCTGCGGCCAACCGCGCTTTCAACAGCGCAATTTGCCCGCTCAAAGCAGCTTGGAAGCGATTGCCGCGTGAGATCAAGGCGCCGTTCAAAAGCGGCCAAACTAAGGGCGCTCTCTTGGCTCAAGCGAGAACACATCTTATGAACCAAATGAGCACTTTGCTGCGTGTCGCGGCAAAAGACGGTCAAGCGCTTTTGAGTGACCGTCGGATTCAAAACAACCTGCGCACGCGGTTGACGCACTGCTTACTTGTTTTCGCTGTCGGGCAACCGCTCTCTTTTTACCACTGAATGGGTGCCTTGTGAGGGGAGTGCGCCATTGGCTAAGTGTTTGATGGACTTAGCCGCTCGGGTGAAGAACCGGCCAGGCTCGTTGCTCAAAGCTTATTCACGCTCGGGCGACCGCGGTTCGAACCAGAATGAGTCGGTCATTTGCCGAAGCAGATCGACCGTAACCGCCGGTTCCCCGGACAGAAGGTCGCCCAGTCCCTGCATCTTTTGTGCACCGAACTGGATTTCACTGGGCGGATCGCTTGTGCCAGGATCCTCCTGGACGATGTCACGCTCCATCGTTTCGAGATTAACTTTTGAAATCAACAGTGCGGCATAAGCGTACACACGAACATCCAGCGCTTCGTTCCGCCGGCTGCTCGATACTTTTTTCCACGCCAGGGTGTGACTGCCGCCCGTGCTCGTAGCGATCAGTTCCTCGGCCTTCAGCTCTCTGAAGTACTCCTCGTCGTAGCCCTTGTCCGCGCCAGGGAAGTGGCAGTAACCGGCCCCGGGTGTCTGGATCTTATCGAACCGATAGATGACGTCCTCCTTTCCCCGATCGACGTTCAGTAATTGAAGGAGAACCCGGACACCCTTGGTATGGCGAGGGATCCCATAAATAAACGGCACGCCAGGGCGATCGGCCACACCTTTTACGGCAATGGCGCGCCAATGCTTTTGAACGTAGCGGTACACGTAGTCCGTAAGGAAGCCGGAATCGACAGCCATTCTGCGGACGTACATCTCGGCACCATCGCTGCACCGAAACTTTCGGGAATGAACGAGGTGATCGAGCTGTTGCCAGACGTGCGGTTCACGGGGATTCCCGGGAATCATGTCAAATTCAATGCCAAAGGATTCGTAACCCCTGCCCCAGCCGACGACTTCGTAAACGAGCGCGCGCTCGTTAACGTCTACCCCTGCGCTTAACACCAGCACCCGAGGCTCAGGGGACTTCTGCGGAGTATTGTTCGCTTCTTGCATGTAGATCAGCCTCGATCTTGCGCGCCGGATGTTCCCACAGCCGGCCAAGGCGCGTGTTACGGAAAACCTTCAGCGGCTCAATGTCGCCCATGTCAATGGCCTTGTTCGCGCGCGCAAACTCAATCCCCAGAACGCTCCAATCCAGCCAGGGATTACAAAGCCCGCTCAGAAAGAAGCCACGTGTAAGGATCTTTTGTCCACGGCGATCGAGCGTCTGTTGCGGACGCCATTCGCCCTTACCTGCAAGCCATCGATATTTCGCCGCAAACAATCCGCATTCATTGCAACTGTGCTGATAATCGCGGAACCGGATCCGGTCCCATTCCAGGATCTGCATAAACCCGCAGTTTGGACAGGGAAGAAGCCATTCTTCCCTGGTCGAATATTCCATCTCGCGCTCGATATGACTGGCGCCGGCGATCGACGGCGACGAAACGATGACGATCTTCCGATTCCAGAATGCAGCGGTTCGCGCGATCGACAGCTGCAACGGGTTGCCTTCGGTTCCTGCCGAAGCCGGATACCTGTCAGCTTCATCAAGCAACAGAACACGGATCGGTCTACCGGATAGCGACGCTGCGGAATTGGCGCCGCCCAACGCAATGAACCCGCCAGGAAACGATTTTTTCCGTAGCGTATTTGTTGAGTCTTTGCTTCGTGGATCGGCGCAGAGCCCACGAAGGCGTGGGCTATCCCGAATCATTGGCGCCAGGCGATCGGTCGAGAATGTTTCAGCCATCTCGATGGTGGGTTGAACAGCCAGGATCGGACAGGGATCTTCGGACATGTAGAACCCGATCGCGTTCAGGATACAACTATCCGTGGCGCCTAGCTGGCTTGCCTTTTGCACCACCACACGCGGACAAAACGGATCAGAAATCGCATCCATGATCTCGCGCGCATACGGCGTCCGATGAGTGCGCCATTGGCCGGGCTCAGATGAGCTTTCACTGGACAGAATTCTGAACTTATCCGCCCACTGGCTCAGGGTAAGCTTGGGTGGCGGTCGCCAGAGCGGCCACACCTCGTTATCGCACTTTTGAGCGCTTACCTGATACTGTGCGCGGCGCGCCGTTGTCATCGGAGACACTTCGCAGGTAACGTTCGCTTTGCCTAACGAAATCCTGCTCCTTTAATTCAGAAACCTTGAATAGCGCGCCTTCAATGGCGCCCGTCAGCATGGCGTAGACCTTTTGTGGATCGTTCTCTCCTGCCAATTCCAGGTGCAACCGTGATGGGATCCCCATCAGCTCCGATTTGGCAGCGGTGATTCGGCTGGTCCAGATAAAGATCACGTCGCTGCTCAGGTGCACGTTGCCCTCCAGCAAGCGCAATTGAATCTCGGCTGTCCTGGCTTCAGCCGCCAGCTTCCGGCATTTCAACTGGTATAGATCCGATTCGCCAGCACTAGCCGCGGCCATCTTCGATCGCAGATAGCGAATGTAATCACCAACGGTCGCGACCAGGTAATATCGGCCGCGCAACGGCCGGCCGGTCTTTTTCTCCTTCGCTCGGTGAAGGATTCCATCGTTCTCCAATTGCCGGACACGTTGAGGACTTAACAGCAGAATCTTTGCAATTTGCTCCGTGGAAACCGTCTGCTCGATCATTCACGGCAAGGATACCACATGAACCTCTACGAAAATGATCTTTTTCCTGCGCAGAATCTGGTTGAATTTGGGCGCTCTACGCACGCGCACCCTCGAAAAAAACGCTCAAAGAACCTATCCCCCCCGCAAAAGTTTGCGCGAGCTTACGTGGGGCGAAATGTTTCGCCCTGCGAGAGCGAAGGTTGCTTGCCTTGCGTGTGTGAGATTGGAAACTATCGCTGTGGATGTTTGAGCAGGTAATAGAGCCAGGCGGCGAGTGCTGCAAAGACGAGCACAGCGACAACGAGCCTGAACAAATCGACGACTATGGCGATCATGGTCTGCGGAGATTTGCCAGCGGGACGCGCTCGAGCTGGTCAGCGATTAGTACTAGTGCAAGATCACGATCAAGGCCACGTAGTTGTACTTTGCAATCGACCCACGCGTCCGGCCTGCGGAGCAAGCATTGTTCACCTACCTGCAATGGCGAACCGGTGTGTTGCGGCGCTGTTGGCCGAACGGGTGCTCGGAATCGCGCAAAACACGACGAACGGCGCAGCATCGCGCATAGCCCTCATGTTGTTAGACGCTTTTGGGTGCCGGACGCTGTTGCTGGTAACGCTTCCGTTCGCGTTCGGCAATTCGCTGGTGCTGTTTTTGCGTTTTGGACGCAC